TGGAAGTTGTTTAATATTTATCGAGCTTTTAGAATCTTCTTATTACGCAAGTTTATTCCTGCTCTTGGATTAACTAAGGCAGCTATGGGGCCGATTGCTTTGGGTCTGGGGTTGATAACTGTGGCTGTTGCTGCGGCTGGTAATCAGTTCGTTCAGAATAAAAGAGATGCCGAAGAATTTAATGAAGTCCTAGAAGGGACAGATACAGCAGCTATAAAAGCCGCTATTTCTGTCAGAGAATTAACAATAGCTAAATTAAAGGCGCAAATGTCAAGAGCTACTGGCATGGCAAAGAGAGGGAATGTAAGGATAGGAAAAGAAATTAAAGAAGAACGGGAGGAAATAGAGAAGTTAAATCAACGCTTGCTTGAGATACCAGGAGAATTAGCGGCGGCAAAAATAATAAAAGCAAGCGAAGCGATGGGCGCATTAAAAGACATCACAGCACAAACATCGGCTCAGTTCCAAGAGTCATTTGCCAAGAAAATGCAGCAATATGGCAAGACTGTTAACGATTTCGGTGGTCAAGTTGGTGACATAGTGGTGAAATCTTTCCGAGGAATGGAAGACTCTTTAATGCGGTTCGTTGAGACTGGGAAACTAGGCTTTCGCGATTTTGCAAGGTCAATTATTGCTGATATGACTCGGATTGCAATAAGACAGGCTATTATCGCGCCGTTAATGAATAGGTTCTCTGCGGGTTTAGGGAATATATTTGGGCCAAAGAATACGGATACTAGTGACGTTGTAACCAATGCTGTTGATGCGAAATTAGCAACTGGAGGGCCAGCCAGAAGAGGAGGATCTTATTTAGTAGGAGAAAGAGGGCCAGAATTATTTACTCCAAACTCTAGCGGGACTGTTACTCCGAATCATCAGCTAGGCGGTTCAACCTCTATTGTCGTAAACGTGGATGCGTCAGGTTCAGAAGTTGAAGGTGATGAAGATGCAGCGAGACAGTTAGGGGATATGTTGGCAGCGGCTATACAATCTGAATTACTCAGAGAGAAAAGACCCGGAGGTTTATTGGCGTAATGGCAACATTTAATGATGCAGGTGTAGGAACTTCAACAGGTGGAACGACACCAACCTATAGAGTTCAAAAAAGTAGCAAGCCAAAAACTAGAACTATTCAGTTTGCTGATGGATATGAACAAAGAATTGTTTTTGGTTTAGCTCAACATCAAAATCCAAAAATTTACAAATTGACTTTTAATATTTCTGAGGCAGATTCCGACAAGATAGAAATTTTTCTTAATGCTAGAGCAAATGATACTTTGTCTTTCGATTGGACTCCACCCGGCGAAAGTAGTGCTGGCAAATATGTTTGTCCCGGTTGGAATAAGAGTATTCCATACTCAAACAGAGCCGTAATTAGTGCAACATTTAGGGAGGTATTTGAACCCTAATGTCAGCAGTAGCAGCATGGGCAGCCAGTACATCTTTTAATCTTGGTGACGTAAGAAGAGCCACCACAGTCCAAGATACTGGTTTCGTTTTTAAGGTTACAACAGCGGGGACAAGTGGTTCATCTGAACCTGTTTGGCCTCGTAAATTAAAAAGTACGGTTGTAGATGGTGGTGTTACTTGGACTGCAATTAGTAGCGTTTATCAAGAGATAGAAAAGTTAAGTCCTTCAGCAGTTATTGAATTATTTGAATTGAAATTAAAAGAAGGAATACATTACGCTACTGGCAATCCCGACAGTGTTGTTACAACTCAAAGATTCCATGCAGGGACAAATTTGAACTCGAATGGAAATGTGGAATGGCAGGGTAATTCTTATATTGCTTTTCCTATAGAGGCTTCTGGATTTGAATATAAGTCAGGTCAACTTCCCAGACCAGCCTTGGCAGTAAGTAATGCTTTATCTTCTATTACGGCGTTAATGCAGGCGGCAAATAAAGTAACACCGGGAAACAACTTATCAGGTGCAGAAGTTATAAGAATAAGAACACTCGCACGATACTTGGATGCTGCTAATTTTCCGGGTGATAGCAATCCTTTAGGTACTCCAGACCCTTATGCTGAATTTCCAAGGGAAACTTGGATCGTTGATCGAAAAACCACCGAAACAAGGGATTCTGTATCGTTTGAACTTAGTTCATCCTTGGACTTACAAGGAGTTCGTGCTCCCAAAAGGCAATGTCTAAGAACAGAATTTCCGGGTGTTGGTAATATATGATTTGGAAAGATGCTGCTTTACTTCACGCAAAGGAAGAAGAGCCTAAAGAGTCTGTTGGTTTAGTCGTATTAATAAAAGGAAAAGAATATTACAAACGTTGCAACAATATTTCTGATGAACCAACACAGACTTTTTTGTTAGATCCTGATGATTACGCAAAATGGTCAGATAAGGGAACAATTATGTCAATTGTTCATTCTCACCCTGTTACTTATCCCAGCCCGAGTAAAGCAGATTTGATTAGTTGTGAAGCGAGTAAATTGCCGTGGCATATTGTAAACCCAAGCACTGAAACATGGGGAGGGTGTAAACCTAGCGGTTACAAAGCCCCTTTACTTGCCAGACCTTGGTGCTGGGGTGTAGCTGATTGCTGGACTCTAGTAAGAGACTGGTATAAAGAGGAATTAAATATTATTTTAAAAGATTGGAATAGACCCAGAACACCTACTGATTTTCTAAGAAATCCATTGTTTGAATCTTTGTCTGGGGAAGCAGGTTTTAGGGAATTAAGACCCGAAGAAGGTTATGAGAAGGGAGATGTTCTTCTTATGTCTATGATGCACCCGGGGCTTAATCATGTTGGGGTTTATATCCCACAACAAAAAGTCTTACACCACTGCGCTGGCAGATTAAGCACAGAAGACTTATTAGACGAATGGCTATTAAAATGTATTGGTAAGAGGTATCGTTATGCTCCGCAAAGTTAAACTCTACGGTCCATTAGCTGATTTTGTTGTAAAACGTGGCGGCGAAAAAACAATGGAAGCTGACATCAGCACACCTGCTGAAGCTGTTAGGTTTTTAGTTGCTAATTGGCCTGATCTGCATGGCCACATGGTAGAACAGTCTTACAGGGTAACGACTGGAGATTTTGATGTTTCAGAAGATGAACTTCATTATCCAGCAAGCAGTGATGTGAAAATCATTCCTGTTATTGGTGGAGCAGGAGGGAATACGGGAAAGGTGATCTTAGGAATTGTATTAATTGGTATAGCTATTGCTGCTCCCGGCGTGGGTATTGGAGCTGGAGGATTTGCTGTTACCGGATCAGGCGGATGGGCAGTCGCCGCCGCCATTGGAGGGAATATTGGTGTTTATTTGACCTTGACGGGTGTAGCGGGGATGCTTGCACCTCAACCGAAAGACTCTGAGTTTGGGCAAGATCCAAAATTATCTTATTCATTTGGAGGGGTACAGAACACAAGCAGGGCAGGAACACCGGTACCTATAGTTTATGGAGAAATATTCACTGGATCGGTCATAATTAGTGCAGGAATTGATACTGAACAGGTAGTCGCATGACACAAGATATAAGGGGAGCAGGATTCTTTGATTGGCTTTTTGGTAAACCGCCTAAAGAGCCAGTAATTGAACCCGACAGTCTTGATTCAAGACAGTTTGCAACTATTCAGGATCTTCTTAGTGAAGGAGAAATTGAAGGTTTCCCCTCTGCAAAGGCATACACAAGAGACACAGACCCTTACAATACGGCAGCATTAAAAGATATTTATCTCAACAAGACTCCTATCCTTGACGCTAATGCCGATGCAACTAACCCTCAAGATTCAGATTATAACTTTAGAAATGTTCAGTTCAACCCTAGATACGGAACATCCAACCAAGAATACATTCGAGGCATAACAGATAGCGTTGCAGACCCTACAAATATCGGTGTAGAAGTCACTGAAGAAGGTGGCGGTGTTACTAGGCAGATATCAGCCGGGACAGGAGGCGCACCAGATCCAGATGCAGTAAGGATTACTTTAACTTGGCCTGCTATTACAAAAGGAGATAAGAAAGGAAATCAAACGGGAGACGGTGTTGTTCTGAAAATACAGAGTAAATACAACGGAGAAACAAGTTTTACAACTGAAATTGACGACACCGTTTCAGGAAGAACTACAGACGCTTATCAAAAAGATTATCGAATAAATATAGATCAGACTAAAAACGGCGGGAACGCTTTTCCTGTTGATATTAAAGTTGTAAGAGTGACTGGTGATAGTCCCTCTACTTTAATAATTAATGCTTTTTATTGGTCGAGTTTAACTACGATAGTTGATGACAAACAAAGATATTTGAACTCTGCTTATTGTTCTCTGAGACTTGATAGCAAACAATTTTCAAACATTCCAACAAGACAGTTTCGAATAAGAGGAGTAAAAGTAAGACTGCCGAACAATGCAAGTGTAGATTCAAATACAGGGAGGGTTACTTATTCCGGAGCGTGGAATGGGACCTTTGGAGCTGCTCAATGGTGCAGTTGTCCTAGCTGGATACTTTATGACTTGTTATGTGCCGAACGTTACGGGTTTGGGGATCAGATATTAACCGATACAGAGAAAAGTAGTTTCAATGGTAGTGCTTCTAGGCTTGATAAATTTTCGTTCTATGCTGCAAGTGTTTATTGTAATGAGCTAGTTGATGATGGATTCAATGGAGAAGAAGCCAGATTTAGCTGCAACGTATCGATTCAAACCCCCACAGAAGCCTTTGATTTAATCAATGAACTATCAGGGGTTATGAGATGTATGCCCTTCTGGGGAGCAGGGTCGGTAACGATCTCTCAAGATGGACCAACGGCGACTTCTTATTTGTTTAATCTATCCAACGTAAGTCCAGAAGGTTTTTCATATAGTGGCACAAGTTTGAAAACAAGGCATACGGTTTTTGTAGTCAGTTACTTCAATATGGATACTATTGATATAGATTATGAGACATACGAAGATACAGCAAATGTAGCAAAATGGGGTCAAATTGTTAAACAAGTAAAAGCTTTTGCTTGTACTTCGAGAGGGCAAGCTATACGACTTGGTAAATATCTAGCGTTCACAGAGCACAGGGAATCGGAAGTTATCACGTTTATGACATCGATGGAAAGTGGTGCAGTGGTACGCCCCGGAATGGTTATAGATGTTACTGATCCTGTAAGAAGTGGATTAAGAAGAGGTGGACGGATTTCGGCTGCTTCAACAACAGTGATAACTGTTGATGATGAGGACTCAACCGATTTGACAGACACAGATAATCCAAAGTTACGTGTTGTTTTGCCTGATGGATTAACCGAGAGACAAGATGTAGCTAGTATCTCTGGAACAGCCATTACAGTAGCGAGTGCATATAGTCAGGCTCCAGCAGTCGGGAGTATTTGGTTACTTGAAAATGACACTGTAAAAGCAGAACAATGGAGGGTCTTATCTGTTACAGAAAAAGATCAAGGACAGAATTATGTAATTACTGCGTCCCCTTATATAGAAGGTAAATATGAAAACATCGATGAAGGTACACCTTTAACGCCAAGACGTGTTTCCATTTTAGATCAACCCGCAACTCCACCTCAAAATTTAAAGGCTCAGGAGCAGATGCTTGTTATAAATGGTAAAGCAGTTACTCGACTTACTGTTAGTTGGAAACCTTCAATTGGGGTTGTTCAATACCAATTTAAATACAGATATGAAAAGGGGCCGTGGTTTTCTCAAACTGTCCCTAATTCTTCTTTTGAAATAATGAATAGTCAGGTCGGGACTTATGATTTCAAAGTTGCGGCTTTTAGTTTTGATCTAAACCCCTCGACTTTGACGGCTGATCTTGAATATATTGCGTCTGGTAAAGATGAACCTCCTGCGGATGTTTCTAATTTATCTTTTGAAGGAATAAACGCAAATTCAGCACGATTAACTTGGGATAAGGCAACAGATCTTGATGTTATACATGGAGGCCGAATTTTTATAAGACATTCCTCCCTAACTAATGGGTCTGGGTCTTGGTCTAACTCGACTGATTTGATTAGTTCTTTACCCGGTAACAGTACACAGGCAGTCGTTCCACTTTTAACTGGAGAATACATTGTTAAGTTTGAAGATGATACTGGTCATTTCAGTACAGGGGAGGCAAGCATTATTGTTTCGGCTCCTGCCGTTGATGAATTATTAGTTGGGTTAACGCAAAGAGAAGATACAGGTAATTTCGCTGGAAACAAAGTAAATACAATTTATGATGCAAGTCTTGATGCTTTGAAGCTTATAAACCCTTCAGCCAGTGGAACAGGAACCTATAGCCAATCTGGTACTACCGTTACTATTTCAATCACTTCTCATGGTGTAGTAGTTGGGGAGACTTTGACCTTTACCTACAGCTCTGGGAACGCAACAGATGGAGACTTCACAGTTGTCTCTGTTGCTGATGCAAATACTTTTACAGTTACGGCAGCAAATAGTATTACAACTTCAGGAAATGTTTCTGTTGTTGCAGCGTTGACAGGTACTTATGAATTTCAAAATGTTTTAGATCTTGGAGCTATTTTTAATGTTGATCTAGAGCGAGTGTTTGCTACTAGAGGTTTATATCCATCGGCTTTGATAGATGACAAAACAGCTTTAATAGATACTTGGACCGATTTCGACGGGGACACTCCAGACAAAGTTAACGCTGTTTTACAAGTTGCAACATCTGAGGACGCATCTTCTTATGGTTCATATGCTCCTTTTGCTAATGGAACATTTAGAGGAAGAGCTTTTAAATTTAAAACAATATTGTCGACAACAGATGCAGCTCAAAATATTCTTGTCGATCAACTTGGTTTTAAACTGAAGTTTACAAGAAGAACAGAGCAGTCAATAGCTGCGATAAATAGTACGACCAGCGGCAAAACAATCGCATTTACAAAAAGCTTCTTTACTGGAACTTCAGTCGTGGGAGGAAGTACGACAACTTATCTTCCTAGTATTGGTATTACTGCTTATAACATGGGTTCGGGAGATTATTTTGCCGTCTCAAATGTGACAGGAGCAGAATTTACAGTTATTTTTAAAGACAGTTCAAACAATCCTATTGCTAGAGAATTTTCTTATACGGCTGTAGGATTTGGGCGCAGCGGTTAAACTAATAAAAAAGGTAATGAGTAAATGACTGTCCATGATCTAGTAATTGCAAATGCTTCTGGTCAGGCTGTAAGAACTGACCTTAATAATGCTCTAGCTGCAATCGCTCGCAACCAGTCTGATTCTAGTGCCGTCCCTGGTGCGGATAGTTATCCATATCAGTGGCAGGTAAGGACAAACGATAACAAGCTATATATGAGAGACGGCTCTACAGCTACGACTTGGCATGAAGTCGGGGATGTAGGAGTTGCGAATTTAGGATTAGCAAAATTAGCAGGTCCAACCTTTACAGGTGTTGTAGGAGTTGCTAATGGTACAAACGGTGCTCCGTCAATTTGTTTTTCTGGCGATACAGACACAGGACTCTATAGATCTGCCACCAATGTCTTAGGCGTGTCAGCAAGTGGAACCGCTTCCCATTTGTTCAAGTCTGATGGAAGTGAGCCACAAGTTCCTTTGAAAGCAACTAACGGAACTGTTTCGGCTCCTTCACTTACTTTTGCTTCTGACACAAATTTAGGACTGTATAGATCAGCCGCAGATACTTTAGCTGTAACAACAGGAGAGACATATCCAATACTAACCTTTGACAGTAACGGCGTTACTATTAAAAAACGGGGAGACTTAAGACTTTCGGATTCAAGTAGTTCTAATTGGGTGGCACTTCAAGCCCCAGATGATATAGGAACTAATTACACCTTGACCCTTCCAGATGACGATGGAAGTGCCAATCAGATTTTAAAAACTGATGGTTCGGGTGTATTAAGTTGGGCAACGGCTGATTCTTTAGTTACTGCCACGACTGGCGGTTTTATTGCTTATGCAATTCTGCAACAGGTTGAAAATTCTGGGACAAATGGCGGAAATTCTGGAACAAGTTGGACTGATCGGGTACTAAACGATGAGGTTGATACTTCTAACATCGTCACTATTTCAAGCAATGCTTTCACGTTGGGAGCAGGAAATTATCTAATAAAAGCAATGGCATGTTCAGATGATATTGAATCGTGTCGCTTAAGAATTTATGACGTAACCAATAGTAGTCAAAAAATTATAGGAGGAAATGGTTACGGCCCTACTTTTGGCGATCATAACAAATGGAATCATTTGATTGGTAGGTTATATCCAACTGCGTCCACAACTTATAAGCTTCAACAAATTTCAGATATTGCAAGAAACGGCAACGGTCATGGTATAGCCCAATCGTTAGGAGGTTCGGAGATTTACGTTATTCTTGAAATTTATAAAGAGAGATAGAACAGACTAAGGGCCAGATTGTTGTTAAACTCGGTTCATTAGAGTTGAGGGCTAACGGTGGCAATAGCACCCGGAACGTATGACATGACGATTCAACGGAGGTCAGATCATAGTGTTTCTGTCACGTTGAAAGATTCAGGTGGAAGTGCGGTTAATTTGACTGGGTATAGTATTGCCTCGCAAGTGTGGGACTCGACTCGCACAACTAAGGCGGCAGACGTTTCTTGTGCAATTACAAGTGCAGCCAATGGGACATGGACTTGGACGCTTACAGATACTCAAACAACTACATTTACGGCTGATGAATATAAATATGACGTAAGGTTAACAAGCGGAGGTCTGCATGAATATTGGCTAGAAGGTACTATCTATATGAGTGAAGGATTGACCGCTTAGCTATGACTACAGTTAATATCACAACTAATAAAAACACTGTAACTATTGACGAAAACAATAGTTCGGTAATAGAAGTTGCAACGCAAGGTCCACAAGGAGCTTCAACAGCTATTGAGACAACTAGTGCTGTAGACAAATCTATCGTCTATTATGACGGTAGTTCTTCAAGTCTCAAGGCCAATAATACTTGGACCACAGACACACTCACAAACGGAGGTAACTTCTAGTGGCTAACACGATCAGGATTAAGAAAAGAGCCGCTAGTGGTGCAGATGGCGCACCGTCAAGTCTGTTCCCTTCAGAATTAGCGTTCAACGAAAGTGATCTGAAACTGTATTACGGTTTTGGTGATAACGGTTCAACTCCACCTTCTGCAAGTTCAGTTATTACCGTTGGTGGTTCTGGAGCGTTCTTTAATAAAACAGATACAAGAACAGCAAATACAATTCTTGTTGGCCCTGCAAGTGGCTCGGCTGCCGCACCAACTTTCAGAGCTTTAGTTGCGGCTGATCTATTAAAGCTAAATGAATTTACGGCTCCTGATGGTGCTGTTTCTCTAAACAGTCAGAAGATCACATCGCTTGCAACCCCAGTCTCCGACAGTGATGCGGCCACAAAAGCGTACGTGGATTCCACTAGTGAAGGCTTGGATGTCAAACAATCCGTAAAAGTTGCGAGTACAGCGAACCTCACATTGTCAGGTACCCAAACCGTAGACGGTGTTTCGTTATCTGCTGATGATCGAGTACTCGTAAAAGATCAGAGCACAAGTTCGCAGAATGGACTTTACAAGGTCGTAAGTGGAGGAAGCTGGACAAGAACAGACGACATGGCTGCGGGTAGCGATGCCGCTGGTGGATTTGTATTTGTTGAGGAAGGCAGTGCTGCATCTGATACCGGTTGGGTTTGCAGTTCCAACAAGGGAAGTGCGGTCGTAGGAACGAATAATTTAGCGTTCACACAGTTCAGTTCTTCTGGAGATGTAACGGCTGGAGATGGGTTAGATAAATCTGGAACTGAATTATCACTCGATCTCAAAGCAAACGGCGGGCTAGTAATTGAATCAACAGAAGCCTGTGTTGACTTATCTGCTAGTTCAATTACTGGAACACTCGCAATAGGAGATGGAGGAACGGGAGCAACTTCAGCTAGTGCGGCAAGAACGGCACTTGGAGTAGCCATAGGTTCAGATGTCCTAGCTTATGACGCTGCGGTGGCGGCAATTGCAGGATTAGCAACAACAGATGGCGGCTTTATTGTTGGTAATGGTTCGACCTTTGTTCTTGAAACTGGAGCAACTGCAAGAACTTCTTTAGGGGCGCAAACATTAGCGGCTGATCTTACTTCCTTATCTAGTTGTCAATCTGGTGGAGCTGCTGCTTTAGCTGCTTTAACTTCAACAGAAATCGAAATTCTCGATGGCGCAACCGTAACGACTTCTGAGTTCAATACTTGTTGCGATGGTGGAACGTCTGCTACTTCAACAACTTTGGCGACTGCTGATCGTTTTGTCTGCAACGATAATTCGACTATGAAACAAGTAGCTCTCTCTGATTTAGTTACATTTCTTGAGGATGGGTCAACTTCTGGTTTTGGTCTTGATGGGGGTACCTATTAGATACCCATCACATAGGAGGCAAATCCAATGAGTAACGTAATTAAATTAAAAAGAGGTACTAGCACACCATCAACAAGTGACATCGCTAGTGGTGAAGTTGCGGTCGATACTTCAGCTAAGAAACTTTATATAAATGATGCTGGAACGATAAAAGAGATTGGTGGTGGTGTTGGTACAGGTCAACAATTTGTAAATTTAGAAACCACTGGTTCTCCTAGTAATAGTGGAAACAATACTTTTGCAGGGTATCTCGCTGGTAATTCTCTTAATACTGCAGACCATACAACACTTTTTGGATTCCAAGCTGGTAAAGCAGCCTTAAATGCCGGTAATAATTGTTTTTTCGGGTCTAATAGTGGACTGCTTGCCACGGGTGGAGATAACTCCGGTTTTGGACAAGGAACTTTGGAAACAATTGTTACTGCAACATCTAACGTGGCGGTGGGTAGAAGAGCTTTAAACACAACAACTTCTTCTCAAAACGTAGCTGTGGGAGCAGATTGTTTAAGATATCAAAGTTCAGGCAGTAACAACACGGCAGTGGGCAGAGGTGCCGCTGAGTATTTGACAACGACATCTGACAACGTTGCAATAGGATTTGAAGCATTAAGAGGTACTTCAAGTAATGCTGTAACTGGAGCTTCAAATATAGCAATAGGGTCTTCTGCTGGCGATGCACTCAGAGGTGGGTCACAAAATACCTTGATAGGCCAAAACGCAGGTGGCGCAATGCTTGGAGGCCATTGGAATGTCATAATTGGTAAAGATTCCTTAGCTTCTGGAGATTGTAATGGCTGTATAATTCTTGGTGTAGATGCAGGAACAGGAGCTAGTGGGGATAATAATGTAGTTATAGGAAGAGGAGCAGCCGATATAAGTGGCGGTTGGAGTGGGGACAATTGTGTTGTAATTGGTAAAGATGCTGACCCAAGTTCTACTTCTGTAGATAACGAAATAACTCTAGGAAATACCTCAATTACTAAATTCAGAATACCGGGTCTTAACTTCAGTCTTAAAGATACAACGGCTACTGACAATTATGTCCTAACTGTTGATTCTAATGGCGATTGCGGATGGGAGGCTTCTAGTGGAACGACGATTAATAATAATGCCGACAATAGAATTATCACTGGTTCTGGAACAGCTAATACTTTAGAAGCCGAGTCGTCATTGACATGGAGTGGAACAGCTTTTACATCAAGCGGAGCATTTAATGTTCTTAGTGGTGCGGGGATATTGCTTTCGACAACGAACGCATATTTAATGTTGGACTCGGATCAGATGATAAAGATAAATTCTGAGCAAGCTACCGAGATTCAGGTTCCAACTCTTGAGGTTAAGAATCAGGCCGATAATGAGACAATGGCCAAATTCGTCCAAAATGGCTCTTGTTATTTATACCACGATAATTCTCTTAAGCTCCAAACCACTAGTTCCGGTTTGACTGTTAGTGGAACGTGTACAGCAACGACATTTAGTGGGTCAGGTGCAAGTTTAACTAATCTTCCTGCCGACTCGACAAAGCTATCTTTGTCAGGTGGAACGATGACGGGACAAGTAATTTATAATGATAGTGTTAAAGTTTTCCTTGGTTCAGATAGTGATTATGGCTTTTGGCATGATGGAACAAATGCTTGGCATAAATGTGAAATTGGAAATTTAGAATTTAAAACTTACGGAACTAATGCTGGCAACCTTAATTTTGAATCAGCAGGAAGTTCAACTTTTAAAGTTAATGAAAATACAACGGCTTTAACTCTTGCTTCA